GTGCAAAACAAGGCGGCCAGGGTCGGTATTTTTCTCGGCGAACTCCAGATCCATTGGAGGATTACCGTCGCCGTTACGCTCCTTGCTTGCCTGCTCAGCAAAGTTAATTTGCTTGGGCAGATCGTTGAAAATCGCTTTCAGCCCATCAACAACTGGCGCCCGCTGATCGCCCTCGCCAAATTCCAATGGGGTGTCACCGGCCTCAGCGAAGTCCAGGGCGGCGATCAAGGCCTCAGCGTGCTTAGGCAGCAAACGACCCGCGCTGACCAAGCCTTCGGCGAACGCCAAATTAGCGGTGTGCCGAGTCGCTGCAGCGTCATTGCGTTCCTTCGTTTGATGTTGCTCAACCAGGGTTGAGAGACGTTTGTTCTCCGCCTCCAGGGCGGTTTTCTCGGCCTCAGTCACAGGCTGTTCCTCGTCGGGTTTGGGTGGGGTTTGGGTGGATTCACTAAAGGCTGGGCGACGGTCTTCGCTACGGGCTTCCGCCAACAGGTTGTCGACGTCGTAGCCGGGTACAACCTGGTCAGCTGTTTCTTGGCCGAATTGGGCGATCAACCATTCGCGCAGACGGCGAAAGACACTTGCGGAGACGCTGTCGCCGAAGTCGCCAAACTCCAGGACACCTTCTTCACCATCCGCCAATTCGATGGGGCGCAGGCCCTTTACCGATGGCGGTTGGGCGCCAAGGAACCCGACATGGCGCAGGTAGTACACACCTGGCACTGGGTTGTTGGCGGCATCGGGGTGATAGAAGGACGCCGAGATTTTTTTGAAGCTGTGTTTGGCGAGCAGCTCAGCGAATGCAGGATCGACTTGTTGTGGCTCGGCGGTCAGACCTTGTGCATCGCCTGTCAAGGATTTGACCCAACCGGCTGCAGGAGCATCGTGCTTGGGGTGGCCGATGACCAGGGGCGCTTCATGCAATGCCGGGTCGTAGGCTTTCACGGTGGCCGCGAGATCAGCCTCGCTGAAATCGAAACGAACACCGTTCATGGCGGTGTGAGTTCCCGGCTTGAAAATGTGCAGTGGTTTCATGGGCTGTACGCTGACTGGAAGTGATACGCACAGCCTGAACCGCTGAGCGGCCCAGGACTTTTAATCGGGTTTAAAGAGTGTTGATTGGGAAGAACACCGCAGACGGTGCAAGTGACACCCGCGTGGCGGGTTTGGAATACAGCGGGAGGGGTTTATAAAGCGTTTACAGCGATGATCAGTGAGGCCAGTGGATGAACCGGAGCTGCTCGGCATCCACAGGGCCTCTGAGGGCCTTACGCGAGAGCGGCTTTTTCCAGGTGATTGAGCGCCAGTTCCAGGATCGCGTCTTCTGCTTCAGGTTGCAGCACACCCTCAGCATCCATCGGCAGGTAAGGCCGCGCCGGAATATCACCCCACAAGTGAGGGAACTCTGACTGATCGCCACCGAAGTGCATCATGGCCGCATAAGGTTTGTTGCTGCCGACTAAAGCGGAACTGTCGTCGGAGTAGCTGGTGATCGAGGCCGCGAGTCCGGCAGCACTGACCTGCAGCATCTGCCCAGGCCAGTTACCGTTTTTCGCCCGCCGCTCCGTGGTGACATCGGACAGATCAGCCCAGTCAGGTCGACCTTCTTCCTCGAAGTTCTCCTCGGTCTGACTGGCCATCTCGGCAGCCACACCGCGCATCAATGGCGTCAGGTCGCCCACGGCCCACTCAATGCGGTTCAGCGTTTGTTGTAGACGTGAGCTATCCAGTTCGACGGTAATCATTGCAACACTCCTGTCAGGCTGCCGACGCCTGTTTACGTTTGAGCATGTCCGCTAGCCCGGTACCGGGTGCGTGGTTGAAACCTGGGTCAGTGCGGAACGTGATCGGTTTGCCCGCTGCGTCGGTGGTACGCACCAAGGTGACCTGGGCCGTCCTGATTTCGCCGGTACGTTTGTCGACACCTGTTTCCACCGTTTCACTGGACACCTGCCCTTGACTGGAAACGATGGTCAGGCCACGGCGCTTAACTGCCGATTCGGAGAGCGCCGTCACCCGACAACGACAGTTGAAACCGTTCGGCGGGTAGATCGCCGACCAGACTGGATCATCATGCCGGTACACCGTGCCGCTGAGCGCCCGATGGCTGGGACGGGTTTTGCCATCCAGGATGGCCACGTAACGCCAATACGGATGGGTGTCACTGGACTCTTCCATGCTGGCCTTGCGACCGGCCATGTAGGCGCTCTGCAGGTTGGTCTGGTAGATGGTCTTGAGACGACGCGGGCTGCCCAGTTGCACCAGCTCGCCAACGCCCTGACTGTCGACGATGACTTGTTGGCCCCACCAGCCTTGAGATTCCAGCGTCGGCTGCAGCTCTTTGATGAACTGCTGCAGGGTTTGTCCCTCCTGCAAAGCAGTTTCCACTGCGCCGCGAATATCCGACAGCAAATCCAGGCGCATGGCCTTAGCCACGGTGAAGGCCTGGTCATGCGCCTCGTCACGCATCTCGTGCCAGTTCCAGGTGATCGCGTAACCCTTGCTTTTGAGGTAGGTGATCGCAGCTTCAGGCTCAAGGCCGAAGATGGCTTTCAGGTCCGCAGGGTTCGGGGTTTTGGGGATGGCCATGTCAGTCTTCCCGATCTGCAGCGGCGTTCAGACGGCCCCAGGTGTTGGCGATGAACATCAGGTTTGCAAGCTTTTGCTGGAGCGCCTGGTCATCCATCGACGGGAAGGCTTCTGCCAGTAGACCGAGGGCCTCGCTGTCGGAGCGAGCCTGCAGCAGCGCATCAACCAGCGGCGCAACGGCCTGTTCGCTTTGTTCCTGGAGCATCTCGGCGGGCAGGTTTTCAATGACCTGGTCCAGTGCAAATTGGTCGAGGATCGGTGTCAGCGTCGCTTCGGCGAACTCGGGGCCAACAGCGGGTGCTGGTGCTTCGACGATGTCGCCATCCTGCAGGTTATAGGTGCGTTTGTAGTACTGCGCCGTGAACTGAAGCCCTGACTCGCTGAGGCTCTTGTCGCGCTCAGCCAGAACCTTGTCGATCTCTTCCTGTTCCCACAGCTCATAGATCGGTGCGTTGACGGACTCGCCAAAGTTGAGGTCAACGATGCGCCGGATAACGGCGTTGAGGGCCGCTGCAACAATCCCAGCGTCACCATCACGAATATCCTTGGTGACTTCAGCCCCAGCTGCTGCGCTGGCTCGGTTGCTCTCTTTTTCAGTGGTCTGGTTTTGCCCAAGCATGGCCACGTTGATTTCGCTGCGGCAATACTCCAGCAACTGGCGGTAGACGTCGGCGCTACCGGTCTTGCCTGTGGCTTCGATGATCTCCACGCTGGCATCGTTGGGAATGGCCGCGACGGCGTCCTGGACCATGGCCTCCAAGCTGTCGAGTAACAGGTTCGTTTCGCCATCGGTGGCCCCCCGCGGGTGCTTGCCGATCACCCAGGGACTGCCGTATTTCTCGGTGAACTGCACCCAGAATTTCAAACCACCTTTCATAAACACTGCTGGCCAAAAGCACATGGACAGGTCGGCAAAGCCATAAGGGTTGATGTAGGTCGCGTCTTGGCGGGCAACGACAAAGCGTTGCGGATCGCACAGCTCGCCGGTCATGCCTGCATCACGGGCGCGGAAACGCAGGTTGTTGTCCTGGTCATAGAGGAACCACTCGGCAGGCTTACCCAGCAGATCCTCCGGCAGCAGGTACATGCCGACTGGGCGCCACATCAGTTCCACCGGCTGGTAGCCAAACAGCGGCGCATCGAGCAGCTCGCGAATAACCTTGTCCAGGTCAATGTCCTTGAGCCAGTCCAGGACAAAACGTTCGACTCTGACCGGCGCATCACTGCGCTTGAGTCCACGCTCCAGGGCCAGCACGGACGCTTTACGGCGACGGATGTTGCCGCCGACAACCGCGCTGCTGCGCAGGTCACGATAGACCTTGATGTCCTGCCCCTGGGCCTTGAGGATCGGGTCCGGGTTAGGCAGGTACATGCCCAGGGCCTGGGCATCAAAGCTGCGGCTACGGCTGGCGATATGATCGGTCAGGCCCTTGCTGCCCTTGGGCTCGGCGAAGTGCACAAATTCCGTGGGGCTGACCCACACACCTGTCTTGTTCATGCGTATCCCTGAATAAGTTTTTGCGCCTGGCGTCGGCGGCGTGATTTGACCTTGACCGGACCTGCGTTGACTTCCAGGGTCGCGAAGTTGGCAAGCGCTCCGGCACCCGCGAAGTCGCCGTGACGATAGAGGTCTGGGTCTTTGAGATCCTGCGAACGGCCTTTGATAATCATCGGAATACCGTCCACGGTTTCGATGGCGCGCACGTCCTGGTGCAGGTTGTCGTCCTGCGGCATGGAGATCGCAGCGTCTTCGAACAACTGCACAAACTTGGGCATCCAGGCGCCGTACCAGGTGCGGCTGAGCTTCACCTGGTGAATGCGGTTATGGCCGAACTCATCGGCGGTGTCTTCGGCGAGGGTCTCACCATTACCAGACGCGTCCAGGGCAGCACCCACAAAGCGTGGCAGGTTGCGCAGGATGTAGAACAGAATCTGCTGCTGTTGCCGGGTTGGTACCTTGTGCATCTCCATCACAAACGGCACATCGCGGTGCCTGGCCAGGTCAACTGACATTGGGCAGATGATGGAAAAGTCCCGGTGACGGGCATAGTCCATGCCCAGGAAGTGGCGCAGCTCCGGGTTGAGTGTCGGGATCAAAGGCGCCAGGTAGCGCTCAATCCAATCGCTGACATAGGCTTCGCGGCGTTCCTGAGACTGATGCACAAAGTCCGCATCCAGCGCCAGACGCAACACTGTGCGGCCCTTGCGCATGGCCTCGTCTACCCATACACCAGGAATGCAGACGCCGTTGCCGTCGCGGGGGATTGCATCCAGCTCTTCGCGCATCTGTGCCTTGCGCGGGCCGTAGGCATTACGGATTTTCTTGTACCAGGCTTCCTTGCCCTCAGCGGTAGCTTCCTCGCCTGCCATGTAGCACACACGCTCATACAAGCCATTGGCAACAGCATCATCAAACGTTGCCTTGTACACCTCGGCGCTGTCGCCGTAGCGCTCGTCCCGGATGTCATTGACCATCTGGTTGAAGGGATTGGCCTTGCCATTGTGCGTACTGATGATGACGATACGACCGCCCCAGATCAGCAAAGCGGTCGCGGCATCGAGCACGGCAGATACGTCACGGTGAAACGCGGCTTCGTCGATGATCACCTTGCCCTGCAGGCCGCGCACGCTGGCGGGGTTGCTCGACAGCGCTACGATCTTGAAGCCAGAGGCGTAGCGGATGCGGTAGGCGTTGATCTGGCGCGTGTTGCCTGATTCGTCCTGGTCTTCAAACAGAAACTCTTCAATCTCGCTGACGCCCGAGGCTTGAGCCTCAGCCATCACCCGGCTGAACTTGGCACAGTAGCCAATGAACTCCAGGCCTTTTTCCTTGGTGTCGCCGATATAAAAGCAATCCATGCCGCCTGCAGCTTTCTGCGAGGCGGCAGTGATGACCGAGTCCAGCGCCTCAGCAAATGTGATGCCCGTGCGTCGGCCCTTTTCGCAGAGTTTGATTTGAGCCCGGATGTTCAACCAGTCCACCTGGTGCGCCATCAGGAGACCGTTGGCGATGGGGTTGTAACCCTCGGGGATCTGCCGAACGCTGGGCGGGAGTTCGTCCCACTCAATGACGCGAACAGTGCTGGA